CACTAGTACAACGTATAGCACGTTTTACTTTATTACCCATTCTACGCCAAACCATACAGGCTTCTTGAATAGGCTCTGCTGTAAACTCTTCTAATCTCATATAAGTCTCATAACTAAAGTTATTACTGTGCTAATTAAAGAAGTTACAGTAATAGCAACAATAGAAATTATCCAGTTTTCTAATTTATCTAATCTGCTTTTAGTTGTTTCTTTAAACTCTCTTATCTCTGCTGTAATACTTTCTATTCTCAGCATATCTGCAATAATATGAGCCTCTATATTACCGTCCTCGATGTAAGGCTTTGGCATTTTGTCTGGTTGAGGTTTCTTTGGCATTGTTTATTCCTACAATAAGTCTTGTTTTGTAAATTCCATATTTACTGAACTTTTAGTATCTATTGTGCCTCCGTTCAGTACTATTCCATCTAATTCATTTTTTAAAGTGTCTACTGAGTGTACTCCTTCCCTTTCAAATGCAAATTTAAAAATAAACCCTGCTCCAGTTAAACTTGGTGCTCCGTAATTTTCTAATACATTTGCTCCACTGCCGTTTAATTGCACTGGATTATTCATCACAACTGGTTGTGCTCTTAATCCTATAACTTGTACTACACTTTCAAAGTCTTTTTGAGTGTTATTACTAAAGTCACCAGTTCTAGTAATGTCTATTGTTGTGAACAATGTATAAAATTCGATATTGCCTGAAACAACCTCCGAACTTCCCATTGCACCACTTCTTGCTAAACTCATTTGTGTCTCCGTCTTTCTACTATTTATCGGTTTCGTAAAAAGTCAAGTCAAAAAAAATCCCCACATTAAGTGAGGATTTTTTAAAAAGTTTTTTAAATTATGCTAATTCAAATGTTTTTGCTGTGACTGATGCGTTAGCCAAGTTGACTCCATCAACTGTACCTAATGCCTGTATAACGTCTTCTAAGTGAGCCGCTAATGTTTCACTATTAGAACCGTCATATGTGTCAGTACCTTTTTCTCCATCAACCATAAATGCTATTGTTTGATTGGTGTCATACAATGCACTATAACCTAGGATAGAAAGGTTTTCATTTAAAATAGAATGAAAAACTGTTTGGATTGCACTATCTGGACCAGTTTTTGCGTTTACGGCCGCTCCAAATCCAACTTCAAAAAATGTTGGTTTTAGACCTATCATAAACTTTTCTTCATCCACATGTACAGGGTTTACCTTAGTTTGCGCCATGTTGTTCTCCTATGTTAGTACCCTTTTGGTACCTATGCAAATATTTATCTTTCTGTCATAAAAAAAGGGCATGTAAAATGCCCTTCTTTATTTTAAGTTTAAACTTAACTAATAACCATATCAGTTCCAAGTGTAACTGTTGCTGATGCAAAACTATAACTGTTTGCTTCTTGTGTTCCAATTGCTTGTAATTGTGCCTGAACTGCAGATGCATCGAATTGACTTCCGTCAACTATACAATGGATTTTACCTGCTGATGCTGAAGGAACAACATACATAAGTGGTTGAATAATGCTTAATGCTCTTTCAACTGCTTCAAAAGGCGCATCGTCTTCTGATTGTAAGTCTGCACCTGTATCAACTAAAACTGCTAATAGGTTGTGTCTTGATATAAGGGTACCGGTTGCAAATTCGGCTACTCCTTTACCTTCTCCTTTTGTTTGTGCCATTTTTTTCTCCTAAATTTTTCTATAGACGTTTGTCTATATCTTACATTTATTTATCATTTTTTTATAATTTTAGAAAGTATAATGATAAAAAAAGGCAGTATAAAACTGCCTTTTTAAAAGTTTTTTAGATAAACTTAGAAACTGACGTCACCAATAACGTGTCCTGCTAGGTCACCGTTTGCAAGGTTGTCAGCACCTTCTAGTATAAAGTTTACAGTATCTTGTGTTCCTGCTGTGAAATCACCAACTTTTAATACTGAAAGGTTTAATTGCTGGACTGAACTAACTAATGCTGTTAATTGTGATGCACTAATGTTTCCTGATTGTTGTTGGAAACTTTTTAAGAATACATCTTTACCAATAAACTCACCAGCCGCCGCCGCTCTTCTATCTGATTGTGCCATTGTATTTCTCCTAAATTGTTTAGCGACTAAATATCGCCGTTACATTTATTTATCTGATTTGCAAAAAAATTGAGGTTATTATTTACTGTTTTTAAGATGCTCTTGTTCTGCCAAGTTTGGATTGGTAGGATACCTGTGGTGTAGGTAAAAGTTTTGCTAAATCGGTATCTGCATAATCTGAAGTAAACTTTACTAAACCAACTACACCAGTTTCTACACCCTTTACAAACCCTTGATCAATAACAGGTAAATATTTTTTAAATTCTTGTGGTGTAAATTCTCCCCTTAATTTTCCATGTGTTTCTTCGTTCCAGCCTCTTTGATACTTTTTCTTAATTGCATCAGATTGATCATTAGCATTTGGTACTTTAATTTTACCTTCTTCTTCTGCTCTTTTCAACTTATTAATTTTTAATTTCATTTCATTTCTTGCTTTTGTTTCAGCCGCTTGTTGAGCCGCATCTACAGAAGTATATCGAGGATCAGTTCTAGTTCTTTGTAATTGCTGTGCAACCTGTTTATCATAAGGATCTCCAGAGGCAATAAGACTCTGATAAACCATATCTGCTTCTTTTTGATCTATTTCTTCTTTTAAAATTATATCATTTATTTTCATGATTGCCTTTGTCTTCCACCGGCCCAATAACCTGCTATTGCACCAATACCTGTTCCTGCTTTCTTATATTTATCTACATCTTTACCAAATTTTTGTGCTATCTTTTTACCTGCATACCTTCCTGCTATTGCACCTGCAACTGCACCTGCAACCTTTCTGCCAGTGCCTGGTCTTCTTTTATACTTGTCTGTAATTTCATAACTTCTGTATTTGGTCATGGTTTGTAAAGGAGTCATCATTTCACTGCCTAAACCTATACGTCTAAATTCCTGTATTAATTTTGCTGTAACATATTGCTTTGATCTAAACTTAGTACTTTGCCAATCAGTTGCTAATCTCCTCCAGGACTTGTATCTAGCATCTTTAATCTTAAGTTGATTCTCTAAACTTATAAAAAATGATACAGGTCCATCTACAATAGCACCTCTGCCTATTTTATTAAAAAAGTTCCAGTGTCTTCTGTTTTGTAATTTAATACTTTTTAAAAATCCTGTACTAATTAAATGATCTTTTAATTTAATATTATCGTTATCTGGATTGTCTATTACATATCCTAACAAATATAAATCAGTTGCATGTGTTCTAAATAAAGCATAAGGACCATATTGAGTTGTACGTTTTGCGTATGCTTTTGCAAAGTTTGTTTGCTTGGAATCTTTTTCCATTATGTATATTGCTAAACTGGTTAAGTAAAATAAATCAGCAACATCACGACCAGTTAAGTTTTGGTAATTACGAGAAGTTCTAAAAAGTCTGCCCTCTGTAATTTCATTATCTAAAAAGTCTAATTCCATTTTACTCTCCAGGCCTGCCTGAACCAAAGTTTAATCTACTAAACTCTAATCTGTCAATAATTTTTAAGGCACTTCCCATCCTGTCTACTGCAACAAATCCTTCCTCTGCTGTAACCTCAAACCCATTTTCTGTTTCTTTAAATGTAGGCATCTGTCTGATAGTTTCTAATTTTTGCACTATTAAATTTTTAGCACCAATCAGTTTAGTATATAAATCATATACACCCACAATACTGTTTACATGCTCTTTTAAAAATTTAACACCATCCACTAAAATTTTTCTATACTCGTCCTGCTTCTTTTCAGTTTTATATCCATCTATCTTTTTTTTCTTTCTTTCAATATAACTTTGTGTAAACTCACTAGCAAATTTGGCAGGGTCTTGTTCTATATAACCGTCTCTGATATTGCTATTTACATGTGCTTTTAAATATTGTATAAAATCTTTACCTATTACATCTGATCCTTTGCCTATCCAATCAAACATTGGTTTACCAATTTTAGTTAAATAATTATTTGCATTTGTGATAGCCTTAATCATGTCAACACTTTCCTGCTCTGTGAGTGTTACTGTACCACTAAGATCTTTTATTGTGGCGTCTCTAAACCATACATCTTTATTTTTTGTTAAACCACTGCTATCGTATCCAAATTTTGCAGTTGTATCTGCAAGTGTTGGTCCGCCAACATATTCTGTATGAAATACTATACCCATATTGGATTGCAATATTTCGTTTGCTAAATCACTGCCTTGAGGAACAGCATATAACAATGTATTAGGTTTAAAATACACTACTTCATCGCCATCTATTTTGCCTGTTTGTACTGTATCTTTTTTAAATAACATGTCGCCTTGAACAACTGTATCTATGTTTAACTTGGACAAATTATCCAATGCTACTTTTAAAATATCCTGCAATCCACCATCTGGATGATTTTCTTCAATGTCTTTATTTGTAAAATTTA